GATGAAGCTGCTTATGTCAAAGTAAGTTTTCATATCAATTCTACCGGCGGCTATCAGATCATTACGAAGGCCACAGACTCAACACTGCTCCCGTTTGTTTACAAAGTCAACACCTGGTATTGGGCGAGGATCAATTACTCGCCAGGTGATGCATGTGGGGTTGCAATCTGGGAAGATACGGGGGATGAGGCGGACGAACCAGAGGATTCACTGTACGAGTTGGCAGAAGAGGATGGAGCTTACATTCCTCTCGAGATTAACAAGTTCCAACTCGGTTTCTTGAATATTGACACTACTGATAGGATCACTGTTTCTAGTATGAAGATTGAGGGGCACTGCACTGAGTGGACTCTCAATGATCCTAAGCTAGGTGATCCATGTGACCCTATCGCCGCCAATATCACCTACTGCTGTGGGTTCGAGGAAGCCGGATACACGGACAATGGGTTCGGTGCTGGTTCTCACGAATACGTAGATGGTGGTGCCGGGGATGGAATTAGCTTTGAGTCGCCCGGTAGAACTTCTCAAAGTAGATATGCTTGTAGAATCAACGGCGGCGGGAATATTAAAGTTCCGCTGACTAACGGCGGACAGATTCGGATAGGAACCGGCTGGGTAAAGAGGAACGCCAATCCTGGTGGTCCAGCTGCATTTCTTATGATGAACTGGTCATCGTCGGTGGTTGGCGTTCTTGGATTCAATTCTAATGGAACACTCTATGCCAACGCCGGCGGTGGGGCGGTTGCTACTTCGCAAGTTTTCGCTATTGGAGAATGGGTAGGTGTTGAGTGGTACTACAATACAACTCAGAACCCAGCAGTACTCAAGTGGCGAGTAAATGGACAAGATCAAACTGATGCCACCTACAGCATCGCCCCGTTCTCTCTTGGTCCCTATGAATACTTCAGCGGTGGAGATGTCACTTACGACGACTTCGTCTTCAGCTTGACTCCCTCAGATTATCCACTTGGTCCTTACACAGTTCGTGGTGGATATGCAGAAGCCGATGGTACTCACAACGTTGGCTCTGCCGGCTGGAAGGATGAGGCGGGGACCTCATACACCAATGGAAGTACCACAGTTCATAACCACCTAGATCCGAGTCTTCAAGGTGGAGTGTGGATGCGCCCATCTTCAGCCGATGGGGCTTCTTACCTTGAACTAGTTCCAAAACAACATAGCCTCTCTGGAGATAGACCGCTGGCTGTTTACGCCGCAGTTGTCACTGAGAAAGAAGGTATCATCGGTGACAACTACTTTGAGTTTAGGATTGTCGTTGATGGGGTTCAGTACACAGTCTATGCTGGTTCTGGACAGTGGAATGTGATCAAGGTTAACTACCAGCACTACATGAACAAGCCTGGGGGTGGACAGTGGGATTTGGCTTCTATCAACGCTATGAGATACAGGTTGGGTTACTCTAGTGACATCGGCCCCAACAACAAATACTTCGGAGTGATGACCGAGCAAGCTTTCAAGGATGGCTCGGCCTGCGATGACGTTCCCTAATTATGATTGATGAGGCGGGACCTCCTGGCCTTCATCGATCCGGTCGAGTGTTGCCTCAGCGGCCTCGACTGTATGGATCAGAGACGCCACGCCGCCGGCGTCTCTGATCCTCCCTAAGTAGAAAAGTTGTAGGCGAGTCGGTTTCCCATGCTCATCGCGTTTCACCTCGAACGCGATGAAACGGCCGCGGTAACACCCGATGATGTCGGGGAGCCCCGCCGTGATAAATGGTGAACCGTGCAACTTTATCCAGAAGCCACCGCGCGAACGAAGTCGTTCAAGTAGTTTCTTGACGACAGCCCGTTCGAGCGGTGGCATTCTGGTGTTTAGAGGTCGTCGACGTCGATCTCTTCCACATCGTCGTCATCAGTTGACGTCTCTGTGGAAGTCTCATCATCATCCTCGTCCTCGGTCTCTTCACCGGTGGACTGGTAGTCCTCCTTCTTGAAGGTAGCCGCGATCTTGGACTTGATCTTACCGTCGTACTCGTCGTCCGCCAGCGTAGCCCCGATGATCAATCCCTTGTCAACGATGGACTTGATAGGGAGTTCAGCGGCTCCCTTCGGAACCTTAATCCCAAGGTCCTCGAGGAAGTTACGCAGATTCCACAGGGCTTCTGGCTTGAGGCTGGTGACGTGCCAGATGGACCCAGCATTCCGAAGCTTCTCAGGGGCGTGAACGGTAAGGCGCCAGTTGAGATACTTAGAAGTGGGATCATCCTTCTTGGATTTGAGTTCGCAGCCAGCGATCTTCAGGAGGTAGTCTCCCTCAGGAACGTGAGCGGCCTTGCCCCCTTCGCGTCGCTCTTCGACGTTAGAGAAGTCAACCGTCAACTTCGCTGGCAGAATCGGTCGTGCTCCCGGCATCTGTGCCTCCATAGATCTTAGCAATGAATGACTGAAGTGTGGGGTTTCGTTCGATCGGCCTCAGCTCCTCGAATCGATTGCCAGATACATACTTCGGACGGGAGCCAAGTAGCATCCGACGTTCCATGATCTTCTTCCCTTTGATCTCCACCTCGCTTACATAGATTCTCCCAATCACGTTGGTGGCTGACAAGAGAACTGACCTCGGGGCGGGAGAGAGTTCTGGGTGAGTCTCGATAAGTGTGTTTCCCTCCTCATCGTCGTCTGTGGTGGTCTTCTCTTGTGCATTGAAGATGATATGGTATGGGAGATTTCTGAATTTGATGATGGCATCTTTGAGCACTTCGCCCAGTTTGAGATAGCTCCGTCGATCCGGTGTCATCGGGTCGCGTGACATATCCCGTTCCAAGTCATCCTTCAGAACCCATTTCATCCCAACCGAGGCCAGCATTGTAATCGTGTCGATAACGATTACTTCATATTCATGATTGCCACTACGAAGGAACCAATAGATAGGATCAAGATCCTCCCACCGTGTTACCTCGTAGATCTCTACATTCTCGCGCTTGCGTACTGAGGCGTAGCCCTTCTCATTGCAGTCAATGATCAAAGTCTTCTTCTCAGAGGAACAGGCAAAGACTGTTTTCCCTACCTTGTTCCTACCGTAGACGCACATCTTGAGGTATGGGTCTACCTCATGGGCGGACTTGATCTTACCGCTCGCGGTTACTGCTGACTCATCCCTCGTCGTCTTCGATGTCGACTTCGGCGTCAGGCTTACTGACATAATCCTCCTCTCCAACTATGTAGTTACTCTCTCGCATCTTCGACGTATCGAAGCCATTCAGCTCGGCACGACAAAGATCATGATACGAGCACTGAGAACACTCCCTAGTAATCGATCTAGTGAATCTCTTAGTTTCCTGGGCCCTCTTCGCAGTGGACAGCGTGTCCAGTAGGACCTCTTTGGTAACGTGTGATTCCCTAGGCAGCCTGTACCTTCTCAGAAATGGGGAGCGTTTCGCTAGTGGACGAAGTGCGTCAATGTAATCACTCGGCTCGAATCCATTCTGCTTAAGAAACCGTAGAAGAGTCGGGTAATCTGTGTCCACCTTACGTCTACTGATTGAGCCATCCTTGTTGATGCCTGGCACAGAGGGTGGCTTACTGCGAACGTAGTTGTAGATTACTCCAGTAATCTCAATTCCATACTGGATCTCAGCCGCCCAGGGGTAGAGCATCAGCTGTGGGTCCATCGCATGGTATGATGTAGGCTGCGGAATAATGCTGGCCGACTTGTGATCCACTAGCCAATATAGTCCATTCTCATCTTCCACAACTAAGTCTAATCGACCCTTGAAGACGAAGATCTTTCCATCCACAACGAGTGGAGTCTCAACTTCAAGAATCTGCTCAACCATGTAAGGTTTCCAGCCATCATCTCGATAGTACCATACATATGATCGCATGATCCTTTCGACGGCATCTGGCATGGGACCGAACTTCTTGCTTAGCTCTTCCTTCTCTTCAGTGAAAAGCTTATCCCACTCGGTGACGTACTCCTGATGTCCAACCTTCCAATCACCTTGTGTGTAGTGAGTCTCCAGTGCCCGGTGGAGCCAAGAGCCCATGAAGAGTGGACGTACCTTCTTCTTAGGATTCAGAAGCTGAATGTACTTATACTCGTAAGATTTAGGACAACGGTTGAAAGCCTTAATCCTAGATTGATTGAACGTGATTCGTTCTAGTTCTGCCGCCTGAGTCAAAGGTTCCTCCCCGTCTATATGTACCATTATATAATACTAAGTCTGCCCTGTCAAGGAAACTACTTCTCTCCCCAATGTTGACCGATCATTACATCGGCCTCGATCGGGATGGTCATCTTGTATCCGAATAGTCGGTGGATTGGCAGTGTCTCCATTACCCCCTTCACCACTACTCCCACTTCTTCAGCCACTTCTTCTCGCGCCTCTAGGATGATGGAGTCGTGTACGTTACCGAGAATGCGTGCCCGTTTGGGATAGTCGGTTGAAAGCTTTGCGGCGAGGACCACCATTGAGAGGACGGTGAGATCCGATGCGAAGCCTTGAACAGGAGCATTGATAGCTTCTCTCTCAGCCTCTGATTGAACCCCTTCGTCTGTAGAGAGGATGGTAGGAAGATGACGGATCCGACCAATTGGGGACTGAACGTACTGAAGGTTTTGGACGAGGCGTCGCTGTCGATCGTGCCAAGCTGGGATGCCTCGGTACTGCTCGAAGAAGGCTTCTCGATACGCTTTTGCTTCTTCGATTGAGACTTTGATCTGGAACTTTTCATCCGCATAGCTCCTGAACTTCTTCCACCACATCCCATAGAGGAATCCGAAGTTTACCGCTTTTGCCATTTTCCTTTCTTCTTTGGTAATAGCACTAGGATCTTTTCCGAGGATCCTTGCTGCCGTTTCAGTGTGCGGATCACCGCCCGTAGTGAACGCCTTCGTGAGCGCCGGGTCCCTGGAAAACATAGCAGCAATGCGGAGCTCGACTTGAGAAAAGTCAGCCTCAATAAACTTCCACCCTTGTCGGGCACCGATGATACTTCGAATGTATAGATCCCTGGGCACCTGTTGCATGTCTGAAGATAGACGCCCGGTGACAGTTCCGGAGAGATTGTAAGAGGTGTAAAGTCGTGGCTTGCGAGCAACTCCAACTCGAGTAAGCCAGTTTCTAGTATAAGTCGATTCATACTTTTGCCACTTCCTCAACTCCATGAGTAGATCCATGGCCGGATGCTTATGGCGGAGTTGGAGGAGTACTGACTCCGCTGTGGACGGCCTTCCCGACTTCGGTGATACGACAAGAACTGGTAGTTCCAGATGGTCGAAGAAGAACCAACCAAGGAACACCGGTGACCTGAAGTTCGCCAGTCCCTTGCGTTCCTCTGGTACGTATGAAAGAAGTTTCTCCTCAGTCTGCTCAATCTTCTCCTTGATCTCTAGATGACGTTCTCGGAGCCGAACCATATCCACAGGGAACCCATTCATCTCTAGATCAATGAAGGCGCGGCACGCTGGCATAGTTAGCTTAGTGAAGAGACGGAGGAGTCGTGGTTGTTTCTTCAGTTCATCTCTAAAGAGATGGTAAAGCCGGAGTGTGTAGTCTGAATCCTTGCCGTTGTAAATTGCCAGTTTTGTAAGGGCAGTAGGAGATCCTGTAAAGCTGATGCCAGCTTCATAATCGTCTGCTCCGAGATAGGTTCTGGATAGGGGTTTGAGTCCTCCGGGTCGGTTCTCGTCGAGAAGGTGAGCCGCAAGTTTAGTGTCGAAGTGGGCATAGAGCTTTACTCCTTTGGCTGCCATCCATTGGCAATCAAACTTGATGTTATGTCCCACCATTCGTTTGCCAGCCAGAGCCACACTGAGTGCTTCGTAAACCCTATCAATAGGGATGTCCCACTCAACCCCCGGATGTTCAAGGGCAACGACGTAAGACTTACCGGGTTCCCAACTGAAGGCGACTGTGTGAATGACTCCATCTGGTGCCCAGGGTTCAAGTCCACCGCGGTCCCTCTCCATTGTGGTAGTTCCGGTCTCTACGTCGAAGGAGATGGGTGTCTCCACAGACGCGAGCATCTGACATAGCTTAGAAAGCCCCTTCGACGACCGAATCAGCGCTGACTGTGTTTCCGGGCGACGATCTTGTCCGGCGACTAGGCGGGCAAAGGCTATCAGGTCAGCCTTGAAGATCCCCTCGTGCGCGGGATTTCTCAGGACGGCCGCTGGATGTATCGTAGCAAAGACTGACCGGCCGCCTATCTGTTTGGCAACTCCTCGCTTGGACATGATTCCTGTTGAACCAGTGATAGCTTGGAGGGCGGCGTTTCCAAGAAGAAGGACATATTCAGGATTGACAATATCAAGCTCGCTTCGCATGTAAGTTGCGCAAGCCTTGAGTTCCTTCCCGGTTGGGGTTCGGTTGTCCGGCGGTCGGCAGCGAACCGAATTGGTGATATAGACGGACTCACGAGGTAGTCCGATCTCTGATAGAATCCTATCCAGATATTGGCCCGCCACCCCCGAGAACGGGCGTTCAATATCATCTTCCCTCGCACCTGGCGCTTCTCCAATCAACATCACTTTGTTTGGCACAGGGCCATCGCCGAGAAGACAGACGGTCCTCGCATCTTTATGAAGCGGGCAAAGAGTGCAGTCTGCGTTCCTAACTGGAAGCCAGACCTTCTCCCTAGCCTGTGGGTTCAACGCCATGTTTCAGATCCGGGCTTAACTTCATGGTAACTAATCCCAGCGTCGTCGAGAAGAACGAGACCGTCGAGATCTCGATAGTACTGCTCGAAGAAGACGGTGGCGATGCCGGCATTGATGATGAGCTTGGCACATTCACTACAGGGCGCGTGAGTGCAATAGAGTTCACATTCTTCAGTGCTCGCACCAGCCCTGGCCGCAAAGGCGATTGCATTAGCTTCTGCATGAACTGTTCTGGTGCACCCCCCATGAGGGCCAATCTTACACCCAATAGTTGTGCAATGAGGGAGTCCGGAAGGCGCTCCCACATAACCTGTGGAGATGATCCTTCCTTCACGGGCAATCACCGCTCCCACAGAGGCCCGTTCGCAAGTACCTCGCATTGAGATAACTGCAGCGGTCCTCATTAACATCTCTACTCTGCTAATTCGATCCATAGATATCTCGATCTTCCTGGACATCCATGACCTTAGGTCGGGCCGGTGGATAAGAAGTAGAAAGCCGGTCGAATCGTGCCATGAGGCGAGTGAAGAGTGCAGTACCCTTCATCCATCCATAAGGTTCCAACGACGCGAATTCGAACTGTAGTCCCTCTGGTGCTTCCTTCCTACGATAGTAAAGTTCCAGTTGGAACTTGACCTCTGGTGCTCGCTTGAGAAGCCAGGTCATCGTGGCTACAACGTAGTCCAGATCCATATCCTTGATACGAACCCTCTCCAAGTTACCATTGACCCACACCTTATTCTGCATGAGGAAATGGGCCGCTCGAGAGGTATCTGACAATGGGTGACTAGCATAGTGATAGATGTTAGAAGACATCCGCTACATCCTTCTTGAGTAGAACTCTCTCTGGCGCTATGAAAACATCAGTGTGAGAGTTTTCTAGGTAGTTGACTGCTTCGAGGAAAAGAGCTGGATTCTCCAGTAGTAGTACAATCGCCGAGTTACAGGTTTGACAAAGTAATCCTCGGACTTCTAAAGTTTTATGATTGTGATCAAGAGCTAGTTGTTTAACAAATCCGTCACGAGTTTTAGTTTCCGGTTGTTTGCAGATGGCACAGAGTCCATGTTGTTT